TGCTGGTTAGCCTAATAGCCAATGAAGGCGTATCAATCTCAACTAGTACAATCGGACGATAGTCCAACCTAGTCATAGCCCTAAGCGTATTTGAGTCGATAGTGCGAGTCATTAGATAACCTCCTCAGCCTCAATTGATATAGCATAAACAAGAGGCGCTGAAAATGACGCTGTATTTATTGGCGAGGTTAACCGCATTGTCATTCGTGGCTCAGTAGTTATAACAGCTGATCCATTGGCTGGCGACTTCCTAATAGGAGGCTGAAATTGAATTGTTGAATTTCCAGAACCATCACTAGCGGCACGCAAAGTAACTCGCTTTAGTTCGCCGTTAATTTCTATATAGTCACCAATCTCTAGCAATATAGACTGATTAGCAGCCCATCCGCTTGTAATAAGGCTAGAGCCTGTTTGATCAGCACCATTAACAACACCGGAGCCTAGAGCAGTACCTAAGCCCTCGTGATCAGGAGGTAGTATTCTAAATTCATCAATCATTCCGCGTAAGCTGCTAAGCTGGCCAACAAGCGTTTTAGCGTCAATTCCTTGTCTTTGTGACCAAGTGATCGAGCCAACCCAGCGAGAGCCAGGAAGCTCTTTAAACTGCTTAGAGCCGCTTAGCGTGCTGTTGAAGGATTGAACGTTAAACCCTATACCCAACTGTGCCGCATCCGGCTTAATATCAATATCTATTGTCATCGTCTAGCGCCTTTCATTCCTGCCATAACCATGGCTGTAATTTGTGGCCCCATTGCTGCCACCTCAGCCCGCACGTTGCCAGAAACACCATTACCAATCTGATTAACGATTGTAACAGATTCTCCTCCGCCTAACTTATGATTAGGTGTGACAAAACCACCTTGAGCGCCCATTGTTATAATTTCTGGCCCCATTTCGCCAACTAAGTAGCTGTTCCCGCCAGCAACGGAGCCACCCATCGCACGAGCACCGCTATAGGATTGCTGTTCAATGGCCGCTATCTGAACACCAGCTAGAACCCCTATGCTTACCGCCATTGCACCATTTAAAATAGGGTTTCCAGTTGGCGCGGCTAGTGCATTTAGTATTGCTAAACCAGCACTTACGCCTGCTTGAGCTTGAGCCATGCGCTTATATAGTGTGAATGACTCTTCACCGCCCGCCGCCGCTATTTCTGCTAGATTACCAAATAGATTGGCCGTGGTGCTTAGTTCTAAGTCCTGCATTCGCTTCTTGTCTTCTAGAAGCTTCTGATCATCCCTTCGCTTTTGATCATTAGTGCGCTTGTTGATTATTATTTCACGCTCTGACTGATCCTCAAGCTCTTTTAAATAGTCATTTACGTTATAGCCTAGTATGTCTTGGTTTACTGGCGTCTCAAAACCCTTTAGGCCTGTTCTTGCCTCGAATGCCTCTAACTCCGCCTTCTCTCTGGCGGTCTTTATTATCTCAGCCTGCTGGTTTAGAAGCTGAGCATTATCTCTAAGCCTTGCTCTTGCTGCCTCTACTAGCTCGCCTGTAGAAACCCCAAACAATCCAGCATCAAGCCCGGTAAGCTCCTCCAGAATCTCAGCTGAAGCACTTCTGACATCTCGACTCTTGCTAGTCATTCCGTCGATTGCTTCTTCTATCTTTCCGGTATCTTTGATCAACGCCTTTGATATTTCGGAGGATGTCGTCTTGTTTAGTTCGGCTCGTAGATTTGCGACTGCATCAGTCAATTCATCCGTTTGTTCAGTGGCATTAAATAGCGAGTTTACCAGCGTCCCACTTATTGCCGCACCTACAGCGAATACCGCACCCAAAACAGCACCGCCAGGGCCGAAAATGCCCGCTATTTGCGAGCCTTGCTGACCAAGGACAACAAAGGGGGACTGGCCGCCTTGCAATTGAACTGCAATATCTTGAACCTGAAAGCCTAACTGCTGAACGCCGTTTTTAGCGAATCCGAAATTCTTTGTTGCTTGAGGTAGTTGCTTATTTGTCTTAGGTAGTGATTTTGTAGCCAGTGCGTCAGTTGCATTGTCTGCACCCTTTACACTCTGTTCAAAGCTATCTGCTGAGGTACCTGCCTTGCTTGCCGCTTGCGCAAATTTATCAAGGTCTTTAGTCCCTTGCTTTAGCTCTGCGGTTTGAACCTCTAATGCAATTCCTAACTTATCTGTCATTTGTGCTTCCTCGATAACGCTTTAAACTTGGCCGACACGTCTTTTCTCATATCTTCAACGCTTCTATTATCTTTGTAGTATGGAGCTATGCAGCCCTGCTTTTTACCTTTATTTATCCATACAACAAAACATTCAGACATTCGCTTTAGCGTTACAATCTCAAAATGATTCAGATTTAAGCCAGTGGCAGCCTTGAATCCTGATATTTCAGCAAAGGTTAAAGCCCTAATAGTCTCAGTAGTCATGGCAAAGCCTAGGTCATGAAAAGCACCAATCAAAGCCTTGTGGTCGCATTCAGGCATATTAGCAAACTGTGAGCCAGCACCTAACGCCTTTAGCCTCGTTTGTTCAGACTTCTCGGGCGTAGAATGTAGCCAGCCCAAATGACTGGCATATAATTCTAACTGGTTTTGGCGTTCACTAAAAAACGGCTTGAGTCATTAACGGCAGCTAGAACCTGATTAGCCACCCAATCAAAGCGGTAATACATTTCAACCGCCTTATCATAGCTAAACTCAATCTCTTCGCCGTCAGCAGCTAAACCAGACCAGCCAAGCGTGATTTTGGCCACAATCTCAGCGCCAATCATGCAAGCATCCTCTGCCGACTGGTCTTTCTTAGCGTTGCGAGCACTAGAGAGCATAGCGTTTTTATAGGCCATGCTATCAGCGCCTTGCACACGTATTTTAATGCCGGTACTTTCGCCTGTTTCACGATGAAGAATATCAACCTCGACACCCTTCTCCGCAAAAGCTCGGCTATCTAACTGAGCTAAATCAAACATTAATTAAACCTCAATAATTTTATTATCAAGCTCAACTGTGGCGGCTGCACTGACAATCTGATTAGCCGATCCAACATTGGTTGTATAGCTGTAAATCTGACCGGTGAAATACTGAATTGTGCCATCCTGCAGCGTAACTTTGTGAGAGTGAACAACATCAATCCCAGCGCCATCAACACCAGCAATTAAGATAGCCTGCCCAGCGTCGGAAGGGTCGCGGCCAAGCTGCAATGACATGGCGCCATCATTCACCGTGCCTTTACGCTTAACTGTGCGGCGTGTTGCTAATGGGTTGTGAGATACAACCTCAAAACTAGCGCCATACTCACCCATATCGGTAACTTCTGCCACATCGGTAAAAGTAAGCGCTGCAAATCCAGCTTGATCGTATGTTGCTGGCTCACCTGCTGAAATAGCGTAAGTCGTGCCAGAGCTTGTAAATACATTACTCATCTTTTTTATTCCTATATAGAATTAATTGCTTTAATTAGTGCCTGTTCTGCCTCAGCAATGGATACTCTAACCATCCCTGCCGGTGCTTGTGTTGACCATCCTTCATATTCTAAACGGCGAATATAAGGGAGGTTATTTGTTAAGTAGAATGTCTGGCCAGTCTCTAATTTGCTAGCTCCTGCATTTAATCTTTTAACGCTCTTAGAGCCTGATTTATCGGCTGTCTTGTTCTGTTTTTGAGATGGAACCCCAATACTCGGGAACCAGTTGTTTCTAGCCCTGCCGCCCGTATAGCCTGGAGGGGCATCTTTATACGCCAAGTAATCAACATAGCCCTTGGTAGGGTGGTTGTATAACCATAGGTTTGGATTACCTACCGGTGTTTTTAGTATGATATTGGTACTAACCTGTATGCAAAAGCCACGAGCTATCTTCTCTAGGTCTTCTCCCGTCTTATCAGCCCATTGCCTTATTAATTGGCCAAATTTATCAGCGCTAACAATAGTCATCTAATTACCTATAAATGCACGGTAATTAATAGATACAGGAACTTTTACATAGGCCTCGGAGTACAATGGAGGGGCCTTGCTTGCATTCTCAATCAATACAGTTACACCCCCATAGCTTACTAGCTGGCCGCGTTTAAATTCAGATAGCAGGCTATCAATCTCTGTATTAAGCTCTCCGGCTGGCTCTCCAGACTTTCCACACACCATAACCTGATATATTCCAGCATGGTTATTACTGCCAGTGTTTTCGATTCCAAAAACAGAAGTTTCAGCAGGTAACAAATTCTGCCTGAAGTGAATGCCTGTCAAGCTAGGTTCAGTTCCATCATTGTAAAAATCCCACTCAACCGGAATAGTCTTGCCAGTCGCGTAGGTGTTTAACTTTTGATTTAGCGCCTGCTCTATTTGCCTAGCCATTATTATTTCCTAAGCTGCACATAATAGATAACTTCATCGCCAGCCAATCCGATAGCCTCGGAGTCCATTACTCGATAGGTTGCGCTATTTAAAACACACTCCCAGCCAGCA